CGCTGCCGGGGGCGGCCTCGCCGAAATAACTGAGTGAGGGGGAAACCGTGTCGAGTTTCTGATCGTAGCCCGACAGCGGGGCGCCGACCATCTCACCCGGTGCAGCAACGATGGTCGTCCAGTTGGAGAACACCGGGTAGGACGGCATGCTTACGGTTATCGGCGGGATCGGCAGCCCGTAGTACGGCGCGTTCAAATCCCAACCGTTTGCGACCACTTGACTGTCTGTCAGTTTGATGACCTCTGCAGTCACGGTGATGTCGTCAGGCGGGTAGACCTGATCGATGCGGTATGCGCCCATGTCGCAAGTCACGACGACGCCCTGTCGGACGACGTGTGCCTGTTGGCGCATGAACACGATGCTCGGGGTCATCTCTGCCCGGTCGGCGAATCCGCCCCGCAGCAATTCCCCGATTTCCTTGAAACTGAGGTGTAGACGAGCAAGAACCCCGACGTGTTCGGACGCCGGGGTTTCGATGTAAATCACCGGATCGGACATCCTCTCATGCAGTTGCACGCGGGCACGACGTTTCATATCCCGTGTCGAGAGCATGTCCGGTTCCCTTAGATTACGTCATCGGTCTTGGCGGCAGCCTTCTTCGGCTTGGCTTCAGCAACGACGGCAGCACCAGCGGCCAGCAGTTCTTCGGCTTCCTTTTCGGTCGCGTCGAACTCGGTCTTCGGGTCGATCACTTCGCGCTTGTTCTGCGGGCCACGAACGATTTCATGTACGGCGATCAGCTTGGGCATTTGCTTCTCCTAAGAATGTTGGTGGGCGACCCGTAGGCCGCCCGGTCAGTCATCAGGCCAGAACTTGAGCCGTCAGAGAGTTGTTGGGATTGACCGGCACGGTCAGCGGGGCCGATTGGGTCATCACGTATGTGGCAGACGGGTCTTGCTGCGGCCACATCTTCGGGAACACCGCCATTGCGTTGAAGCCCGCCTTTTCGTCGAGGATGGCGCCGAAGCAGCGCACACCCATCACGTTCGGGCCGGTCAGCAGGACGGACTTGGGATCGAGGTACGGGGTTGCCGTGCCGGTATCCGGGTCTTCGTAGAAGTCGGAGTTGACCCATAGTTCCAGGTTCGGGCCGAGCTTGCCGATGTACTCGACGTACTCGCCAGAACGCAGGCCGGTATTCAGATCGGCACTGGAGCCGCGCAGTTGCGTATCCAGTTGCTTCTGCACGTCGGCGTCGGCCAGGAGGATCGGCAGAACCGAGGAACCAACCGTCAGACGGTTGACCGGGCCACCGAAGTCGGCACGACGAACGCGATCAATCCAGGTTTGGATGTCGGTCATCGGCTTCACGCCGGCATCGCCCCAACGAGCACCAACGCCGAGGACGACGGTGTGGTTGGCTGCGCGGCCAAAGTCCACAACGCGAGTCGGGTAGTCGACACCAGAGAGGGTCAACTTGCCGTCGATCAGCGCACGGGCAGCCATCCACTCTTCACGGCGGTCAATCGTTTCACGATGGACGCGCAGGATGTCGCCGATGATGGCGTTGTAGCGGGCTTGCGGCGACAGCGAGTTCGGGGAGAACAGGCTTTCGGACGGACGGCGACGGATGACGCGAGCCGGGTTGACCGCATCCTTCGGCTTGACGTAGGCCGGCTTCAGGCGAGTGACCGAAGAGGCTTCGCTGTAGACCGCACGACCCTGGACGGTCGGCACGACGAGCGGGGCCAGCTTGCGGCCTTCCTTGATCTTCTGGAAGTCGATGTACTCTTCCTCGAAGGTGATGACCTGATTGAAAGCCAGGTCGCGGAAGTACGCGGACGCTGCCGGTACTTCCCGGTACAGACCCAAGAGCGAGTCGGTATCGTAGAGAGTGACGTTGATTGCCATGATGTTCTCCTGTTAAACGACGGCGGGCGTCTTGGTGTAAATCTGGTTGCCACCGCCGAGGACGAACGCATTGGCTTTCTTGGCTGCGGTATCGTAGCTGGCCGGCCAGGCAAGCGCGTCACGGTTGAACATGCCCGCCTTGTAGACCGGTACGTTGGAAGCGGCGCCTGCGCCTGCCGGGATCGCGGCAACCGAGATCGCGTTCGGCGCTTGCGTACCGAACAGCGCAACAGTGATTGCGCGGGTCGAAGGATCGACGAAGATGGGCGTCCAGGCTGCCAGGCCGGTGCCGTTCAGACCGGCGCCGAGGATGCCGTAGTCGGTGACGACGGGCGGGGTATCGCCGGCAAACAGTTCGACCTGAGTGAACGAGTCGGTCTGGATGTCGGCAAGGCCGGCTTCAGAATAGTTGATCGTGGTCATGGTTACTTACCTCCCTCAAAGCCGGTGAAAGCCTTGTAGTCGTTGACGAGTTGCTGCGCGGCAGACGGCTGATTTTCATCGCCACCCTCGGAGCCGAGGTTCGGGTTGCCGTGCTTCATGGCTTCCGCGAAAGCGTTCTGCTCGGCGGCAGCTTGAACCGGGGCAGCGGCGAGAACAGCCTTGGCGTTCTCGACCGACAGTTCGGTTTTCATCGAAAGGTGGAATGCCAACTCACGACGATCTTTCGCTTCGTCGCAAGCTAGGATACCCTGAATTCGTTCGCGCTCGGCCAGCGCACCTTCTTTCTGGCCTTCAGCGCGAGCCGATTCCAGAGCAGCCTGGGCTACGGTGGACTGGTCTTCTTGGCTCATGGTTACTTCTCCTGTGATTACGGAACGGCCACCGAAGGAGGCCATCGCTTCGTCGAAAGCCCGAATCTCATGCGCGAATCCGATGCTGACCGCTTCCTCGGCGCTGTAAGTGAGTGCCTGGGTTGCGCGGACAGCCGCTTCATCGATGCCGAGATTTCGTGCCACCGTCGATGTGAAAATATCGTACAACCCTTCGATACGAGCCTGCATCCTGTTTTTGACATCTTCAGGGAGCGGTTCGTAAGGATTTCCGTCGACTTTGTGATCTCCGGCAAAGATGAAGGTGATTTTCACACCCATTTCATCCATTGCCTTCGAATAGTCGACGTGGGAGGTTACGACACCTACCGACCCGACACCACCAGTGCGCGGGACGATAATCTTGTCAGCGACGGACGCCCAAGCGTAGGCCGCACTGTAGGCATGCTCATTGACGAACGCCTGGATCGGCTTCTGTCCGCGCATTGCGAAAACCTTGTCGACCGCGTCGAAGCATCCCGCCACTTCACCGCCGCCCGACTCGATGACCATTGCTATACGCTGGACTGCCGGATCGGACATGCCGCGTTCAAAGGCTTTCTGGATGTAGATGTACCCGGTAGCCCATGAGCCGAACTGGTAGCTGAAATCGTGCAGCAGGACACCCTTGATCGGGATCATCAGCGTTCCGTTTTCGACCTTGTACGGACGGATGCTCGCCCGCCAGCCGGATTCGTCTTCCGGCCAGAAATCTTCGTCGGCTGACGCGGACTCCTTCTCCCGGATGGCGACCATCTGGACGGCCAGGTTGTTCATGCAATCGGATAGCCATTGGGCACGGTCGTTGGCGACCATCACCGGACTGTTGGCGAAACGGGAGGTAAAGGCGCTCATTGGTTGCCCTCGTCTACGGCGCTGCGGGGCGCGTCACCCGTGCTGCTCGGGGTTCCGCTCGCCGCGTTCATCATGTTTTTGCTGGAGGCGTCCTGCCCGAAGACAAGACCGAGATCGTCCATCATTTTCTTCTCACGGGCCTTCTGACGCAGGACAGCACGCCAGTCCATACCGAGCGCCCCGAGTTCGGATTCCAGGGTGCCGAGTCCGTTGTTGACCCGCAGCACGGCAGCCTGGGTTTCCTTCAACTGGTCGATCTGACCCTTGGACGCGCCGAGCCAGTCGCAGGCCGAGTAGGCTTCGGCGTTCATTCCGTCGTACCACTTCGGAGCTTTCTTGGAGACGGTTGTGATCTCGCCCGCGTTGATCGCCTCTTCCAACCACAGACGGTAGAACGTCGAGGCGAACCGGTCGGCGACGGTGCGCTTCTGCACGCGCATCCGGCGATCCGTCTGAGCCAGTTCGGCCCGCAGGTTGGAATAGTTGGCCTTGGAATAGTCCTTCGATAGTTCCGAGTAGCCGACACCGAGGGCGGCGCTGATATAGCGCAGCAGTGACTCTTCGAAGCCCGATCCGACGCCGCCCGGTGTGCCGGCATTCTGCAGCCGCATCTTCGTGCCGGGGAAGAAGTGGGGAATCTTCACGCCGTCGATCATGAAGTTGCGGCTCGACCCGGTGTATTGCGCGATGGCGGACAGGTAGCTGGTCGCGTAGTTGGCGACCGCGTTGGCGTCGATCCCGCCCGCCTGCTGCATCACAACGTCGGTCGGCAGATCGGATTCGATCGACGCCGCGTAGGAGGCATTCAGCACGGCGTTCTGCAGGACGACATCCCGGAACTTCCGGGTCATCTTCATTTCCTTGAGCGAGGCCACCATCATCGCAATGCCCCGGCTCTGATCCGGACGCCATTGGTCGACGATGTGGATCATCTGCAGGCGATCCCAAGACGGGATGCCGACGACCTGACCGCGAGTCAGCGGAACGTATTTCCAGGTGAAGCCGTCAGGATCACTCCAGTCAGTCGGGTGGCTGTTGCGGACATGGTAGCCCACAGGTGCGCCGTAGTTGTCGCGGACGACGCCACGCCGCAGGAACTTGGTATCCGGCTGCCCATATGGGTTGCTCAGACGGTCGAGGTCGATCATCTGGAACGCGGTGCTGAAAGGTCGGGTGATCTGGCGAACCCATTCCACGCTGGCGAGGACTTCGCCGGCCATCGTGTGAATCCCGACAGCCAGGCGGACGAGGCCAGTCAGCGTTTGCATCCGGGAAGCGTCGGGGTAGTTCTTCGTGCTTTCGGCGTACAGGGTGAACTTGGACTCTGTTTCTTCCTGGAACTCTTCAGCCCACACTTCGTCCAGCCCGAGATACTTGAAGTTCGGGCGAGCGTTGAGCATGAACATCTCGCCGACGATGTGATCCTTCTGGATCGTCGACCCGGATTGCACCAGGGCGTCGTTACGCAGAGTATCGCGCACCC